CGTCGGGGCTACTCGCCTCTCTGAAGCCGTTGAAGCCATCTCCCTCGTACCGCTCTTCGGCCTTGGCTACTGCGTCCTCTAAATCTGTGGCTTCGACTTCGGTCACCCAGGTGTTTCTCTCGTAGCAGGTCACTTTGAATTTCATTTGAATCTCCTTTAAAGTTTTGGCTTGTCTCATCAGCAAGGCTGGAGCCACCAGCACCTGGACTCCCCACGGGGAGTTTCGACGGTTAGGAGTTTGGGAACCTCTCTGGGCCGTCGGGGCAGACGCACCAGTCGAAGTCGTGGCCACATGTGAGAACCGCCTGGTTTACGCAGTACTCGTGGTGGACCCCCATGCGTCCGCCGATTCTCCACTCGTCCTTGGAATTGATGCGTTGTTTCTGGCGAGTGGCGTCTTTAACACTGAAGCAGTAGGAGGAGCTTGTCCCTGGTCTCCCGTCTCTCACATACTTGCCCCAAAGCGGGTCAGCACTCAGGCGGATGGCTTCGGTCACTAGAACGTCAATGTTGCGACTCGTGTACCAGAGATCAGAATTGCTTCGGAGTTGGTAGCTTCCCTTGCCATCGGAAGCCAAGTCAAATCCCAACGCCTTAACCTGGCGTCGTGCGTCTGAGGTGGTGGTGGTGTGAAGGATGAAGTAGAGCAGTCCAGTGACTGTGAGGAAAATGACCGTGAGGACGATGAGTGATTCCATCTTTAAAATCTCCTGCTAAGGTTAGTTAAGTAATGTTGCTGAGAGAGTATGGGGCAGTTGCCCTCAAGTGTCAAGGGCATCTGTGAATTTAGTTTTTCGGGTGGTATGTTTTTGGCGTGGCTACGGTGGCCAGATCATTTGAGAGTCTGGTGCGAAAATCGCCGACGGTGCCTAGAACACTGGAAGCACCGAAGCCACAACTCACATCTTTCTAGGAGATAGAATGAAGATCAGCATCAAGAACTGGAGCAAGTTCCAGCACTACCAGAATCGACGCCCACCCTGGATCAAACTACACCGTGAATTGCTCGAGAACCGACAATGGTTTGAGTGCTCGCAAGGTGCTAGCAAGTTGCTAGTGGAGTTGTGGCTAGTTGCTAGCGACAATGAAGACGGGACGATTAATCATGAGCTTGGAGATTTAGCCTTCCGACTACGGCGGGAAAATTCCACCATGCAGTCACTGCTCCAAGAGCTTACAGAGCAAGGGTTTATAGAGATCGACGATGAGAGTGCTAGCGTAGTGCTAGCAGATAGCTTGCAGGTTGCTTGCCTAGAGACAGAGGGAGAGACAGAGACAGAGACAAAGGCAGAGAAGAGGAGAGTGCCTGCGTACACTGAAAAATTTGAAGAGGTGTGGAGCCTTCATCGACGTGGACCCAAGGCTAAAGCATTCACAGAATATAAGAAGGCAATCACTAACGATGTAAGCCACCAGGAAATCGTCGAGGGTATCATTCGTTATGTGAGTGCCTTTGATGAAAATTTCAAAGGGTCTCATTTGTTTCGGTGGATTGCTGACTCTCGATGGGAAGAGGACACAGGAGTGAAGAGGGTGAGGAGAAATCCAGTTCTGACTAACTGGTCACCCCCAGCATTGGTGGGAGAATCAAATGAAAACTGAGGCCTTCTTTTCAGGAGAGTATGGCAATGAGAATGACACCGTTGAGATGGCTGTGAAGTTTGATAGCCTACTGTCGGCGAAACTGTCAGACGAACACGATCTGAATGTCACTGATTTTGAGGGTGTTCTGCCCAGTGGAATATGTGGATTTACGGTGGTGGACGTTAGAGATATTTTTGAAAGAGTGCGAGGTGAAACTTCGGTAACTTCGGTCAGCTTCCGATAATACCTATTATACGCAATACGAAATGGCTTAGGTAAGCCATTCTACGAACCATAGGGGTGAGATTTGAGTCCAAGAGCGAAAAAGAAAGGCGTTATACACCAAGAGGTAGAGCTTATCCGACAGCCTCACGGTGGGGCCTTGCAACGTGGCAACCCTGGGAACTCTGGTGGTGGTACTCTAACTAAAAATATCAGGGATGTCTTTAGACAGGACCTAGAGATAGCTAGGGAGAGACTGCTAGAGATAATGGCGGACCCAGAGGCCGACACTAGAGACCTAATCAGCATCTTCGATAAGCTTGCAAAGTATAGCGTTGGAGAGAAGCGAGATGGGGTGATTGTGGACAGTGAATTACTTAACGATTTCTTCGCCGTTGTAGAACGCTACATCGTCGACGAGACCCAGCTAAAAGTGATACGAGATGAGTGGCTTTCCCTTCTCGCCAGAAAGCTTAAATCCTGACCGACTCAGGACCCATGCTGTCCTAGACGAATACAAGTCTTTTGGCCACACCGAAGAGGTCGTGGCCCACGTCGAGTACCAGCACGATCCTATAGGCTGGATGAGGGACAAGTTGGGAGTCCCAGAGCATACCCTAGTCTGGTCTCTGAATGATGGCTATGGAGACCACAAGTGGGATGGGGACATCAACCCGCTAGCACTTGTCTGCAAAGAGATAGCAGAGTGGCGAGACGTCGGCGTCGAGTCGGGAACAGGTACGGGTAAGACCTTCTTGGGAGCTTGTATTGTACTGTGGTTCCTAGCGGTCTACGAGGACTCCATAGTGGTCACTGTAGCCCCGAAGCTTAACCAGCTAACCAAGCACCTCTGGAAGGAGATAGGAAGCCTATGGCCACAGTTCCAGAGAAGCTTCCCACAGGCAGAGCTACTGGCCTCTGGAGTGATACGAATGAAGCCCGCTGTAGAGGACCGTGAGATATGGGGAGCTACCGCCTTCGGGACGGGCGTTGGAGCAGAGGAGCAGAGTGCTACGAAGGCCCAAGGATGGCACGCAGAACATATGCTCATATTGACCGAAGAGACCCCAGGAGTCCACCCTGCTATAATGGTAGCTTTTGAGAATACCTGTAGCAGTCCCCACAACCTCAGACTAGCCTTCGGGAATCCCGACTATGAAGAGGACGAGCTACACCAATTCTGCCTATCCCCAAACGTGACCCACGTGAGGGTCTCAGCACTGGATCATCCCAACGTGGTAGCCAATGATTCATCGGTAGTCCCAGGTGCCGTGAGTGTACCAGCTATCGAGAGGCGGAAAGAGCTATATGCCCACATCCCCTCAATGTATGAAAGCAGGGTGAGAGGGATCAGTCCCAAGCAGGCTACTGGAGTCACTCTAGCCTTCGTCGATAGTGACCACATGGAGACCTTCGATCCAGCAGGCATGAAGGACCAGAAGTGGCCTATGTTCGGTGGCATAGATTTTGGTGCCTGGAGATTTTCCTTCATACTGGCAACGGCAGATAGGGCCAAGAGGCTCCACGTCATAGATGAGCTATTCAGTCAGCAGGAGACCCTGACCGCCAGGGCCAAGTCCATAGATGCTTTACTGTCCAAGTATGATGCTCCAAACACAACCCCGATATGGGGTGACTCTGCCAACCCTCAAGACATCCTAGAAATTAATCAGGCGTTCCGAAATATGGGTTCCAAGTACAGGGTCAGGGCGGTGTCCAAGACCTCTGGAGAGAGCAAGCCATATAGACGTGCCTGTGTCGAAAGGCTCCAAGATTTACTGGGTAGAAGATCCCTGCTATTCAATAGGTCTATGGGCAGGAGAATGATGTGGTATAAGGGTGCCTCAGTAGCGAGTCAGGGCAAGCAGATGACAGGCTCCAGGCTGATGTGGGAGATCCGCCAATGGAGATACCCAGAGAAGCGAGACGGCAAGGCCCAGGTCCAAGACCCCGATGACAATACAGCAGATGGAGCAGATGCCATAGCGGGACTTAGGTACTTAGTCATGTCGTGGTGGAAGGGTGCCAGGTACGAAGCCCCAGAGGACCAACCCAGGAGAAACCGTGATACAGGACTCGAGGATATACTCGAGCGTGTCGCAGAACAACAACAAAAAATTCAGAGGTATCCATTTTGAGCGAACAAGAGAAGCAAAGCCGAGGCATGAAACGTAGGTTAGCCAGAGAAGTAGCTTACGAAAAAAAATTGACCACAGTAAATGATGTAAAAACTATTTTGGACAGATACCACACGCTGATGGTAGACCCACGCATACAGTTCTTAGAGGAGTATGTGTTCTATAAAAAAATGAAGCCATGGGAGAAAGCCTACTACCACTGGCTGAACTTCAAAGGCTGGTGCAAGGCTCGCTATAGGGCGTTTGAACGCATTGTGTATGCCCGCAGGTGGAACAAGGAGAGCAGGGCGGCACTAGATCGTATGTCGAAAGGAGAGACTATCGAAAATGACTAACGGACTCAGCAAGGCCAGCAACCTACCCACCATCACCATAGGCTTCGCACTGGCTGTGTTGGCCGCCACATGGGTGACGTCGGCAAAGTTCAGCGATATCCAAGACAGCATCGGGGCCAATCAGGTAGAACTGCAAGCATTAAGTGGAAGGTCGTCCAAGTATATCGGGGTGTCTGGGCTGCTAACGCGTCGCATTGATGAACTAGACGGCAGGGTCATCGAGTTGGAACG